TCTCGATTATCACCATATCTATAAGTACAAAATCCTTTCTTTATGTACACAAAAAAAACAGCCCCAAAATTAGGGCTGCTTTTCACATCTAAACAACAAACCAAATATTAGTCAACCGGAGGAGTTCCTGTGAACAAGGCTGCTAGTTCCTTCTCGTTACCTGTGAAGGTCAAGGTGTATCCGTTACGATCACCAAATGCAGTGCCTGATCCTGAACCGCCACCTGTCAAATCAAGTCCGTTCACCTCACCTAGTACCCAAGTCTTGTCATTATTGTCAAGTACTAAGGCAACTAGTCTATTCTTAGCAAGTAGAAGGATCTCATTTCGAGTATTTACCTGCAATTTATTTAGGATGATCTCCAAGGTCTGAGCGTAGAATACTGTGCCATTCTGAACATTGGTATTCACAGCCTCTGCAAAGTTTGAACTTTCTTTTACTAGTTCGTACTTCCAGAAATACTTGCCTGAATCCATAGTCACACCGGTGTAAGTTCCGGCAGTACCTGTCCATGATGCAATATCTTCTACGGCTGCAAACCATACCGCTTTCAAACCGCCGATTGAATCTTTGCAGTCTAGGGTGTATGATTGAGTTAATGCGCAAGCCATATTTTTTTATTTTAAGATTTGTGAAAGGGCAGGAGTGAATCCCCTGCCCATGATTTTAATTAAGGTGCAACATACTTCTTCCAGAATACTACTTCATCCGGGAAGGCAAGCTGAACACCCAATTTGAATTCTACTACGAATCTCATTTCATCCGCCTCTTTTGCATAGAACAATTCGAAACGATCCTGCTCATTCAAGAGGTCAGTACCAAGGTACATATTGCTCATAGAAAGACCTACTAGGTAGTCAGTTCCGTTCAATCCGTTAACACCGATCAACTTCACATTTGTACCCGGGATAACCAACTCCATGTTGGCAGCATCTACAGGGTAGTGGAATAGGTTAGCATTTCTCAAAGCAAGAACATACTCTCTGAAAGTATCATTACCGCAGAAGATAACTACATCATCCTTGTCCAAAAGGGCAGCAGGAAGGGCAGCGAATACCGCATCAACAGCAGCAATCACAGTAGAAGTAGTCAAGGTAGTAACCTGAGCAGAGTTTCCATTGATTGGATCACCTGCACCACCAAAACCTAGTGCGTTGATGATAGTACCAAAGCCCATGAACTTGTTCAATTGAGCATTCTCAGATGCAGTGTCACCCTGCCAGATAGCAGTTTCCAAAGCAGCACCAATTCTCTGTACTTTCTGTGCAGAATACTCAGCACCATAAGCCATATAGTCATAAGTAGATCCTTCTCTCAAAGCCTTCTGAGTGTACTTAGCTTCAAATGCCTTAGGGCAGATGCTTTCCTGAATCTTGATTTTACCTACAGTGATAGTTCTCTGAGTGATGGTAGTAGTTCCACTTGAGTTGAAACCACAAGTTCCGCCTGCTTGGAATACCGCATCGGTAGTCATGATGTTGATAGTTTCAGCGGATTTGATACCCACCTGAACATTACCAAGAGCCTCGATCAAAGAGGCAGTTTTTGCTGAGAAGATAGCAGCAGAAGTAAGCTGCAATTCGTTCTCCTTTACATAGTTAGTTAAACCTGATAAATCTAGTGCCATTTTATTTTTGTTTTAATTTTTGAAATGCGTTTTGAAGGCTGTTATACCTGTCTACTTTTTCTACTTTCAACTGCTTTGCAAATTGATTAGGGGCTGTGATTGCTTTATCACTTGGCTCTTTTGCCAAAGACTCAAGAACTACGGCAGACATTTTCACCGCTTCCTTTACTTCTTCTGCTTTCTCTTCCATTGCCTTAACCTTTGCAGTCAATTCTTCTACCTTTTTTTCAAGGTCACCCATTGCTTGCTCAACCTTTGCCATTGCTTCATCCTTTACAGGTTCTTCAGCAGGTACTTCTTCAGCAGCTTCGATCTCAATTTCAACCTTTGCTTCTGCTTCCTTTACCTCTGCAATTTTACCTTCTTCAAGGACTACCACGATTTCTCCGGATTCAAGTTGATGCTCTCCAACAGGTGCAGGGATTTGCGCCCCGTCTTCACCAATTACAAAGATCGAACCTGCCTCAAGATCATAGGCAACCGCTGTGCCATCTACTAGCTTACCTTCAACCAATGCGAAGGCAGCCTCTTTCTCTTGCTCAGAGAAAAGAAGTTTTTTGATTTCTACTAGTGCGTCTTTTGCGTTCATATAAGTAAATATTAAATTGTTTTTAGTGTTCAATTTGGGATAGGATTTTGAAGATCTGCTGCATGATCTGCTCCTCCTGTGTGATCACCTTATTGGTCTTCTCATATCGGAAAAGTCCCTCCACGGAAAAGCCTTTGAAAGTGCCTGCCTTGACCTCATTCCAGATCTTGTCATTGTCTACTTTGAAAGATCCAAACCATGATCCATTTGAAATGTCCTCGAATCCTTTCGGGGGCATAATCCCCTTCTCCCGATCAATGATAAAAGATTCAAACATATAGACCCCATCTACCGGGGTAGCGTGTTCCACATTTACCTTCGATTGGTAGCCTTTCTTGAAGAATCTTTGTACTATCTTCTTGATCTCAGCAGCCGAAAAGGAAACATAGTATTCCTCATCTTCATCCCTTCTGTAGATCGGAAGATCTGCAATCATCAATGCACCCGTAACGATTCTCTGCTCTTGGTTTTCAATGCTGAATTTGTTGAAACCTACAGCCCGAAAATCTTCTTGGTTCATCTTTGATTCTGCCCATCTTAGCATATGCTCACCACCCCATAGCAAATAGGAAATAGTCCCACAGGCTTCAGTATCTTCAGGGTTATAGTATTCGGCTGCCCTGCTTAGGTAGGAATATGTTCTTCGGATGGTCTCTCTCGACAGATTTTCTCCTGCCATTATTTGAGTCGCACGAACTTTTCCCACCTGAGTAGCGCATCTATTCCCTACTGCCTCATTCAAACGGATTCCCCGTTCTGCGTTATCCTTGGCTGATTGAGGGTAGTCAT